ATAGGGAACAAATTTTTCAGAAATGGAAAGAATACTACAAACTGATTATTTAATAATCTTTAACGGAATAGCTAACGGGATCATTTGCCTTTCAATGGCCATTTTTATGGTCTTTATTTTTGGTCGTAATTCTTTTTTATATAAACGGCCTTTCTTTGAAGCTTTAAGCGTTAAAATGGGTTTAGCTTTAGTTAGTTGTGCTTCGCTTTACAATTCAATTAAGTTACCTGTACCCTCAGTAATGGAAGTTGTAATGCACATAGGTTTAGCGGTGGTCTTTCTTTGGGCCGTTGCTTTTCACTGGCATTATTTTATAAGAAAAAGATAAATAATGAAATTCCTAAAAGATATTAAACAGCTTACTTTAAGTTCAGATGAATTTATAGGCGAGATTACAAAGAAAAACCAAATAGTATTACACCACACAGCGGGTAATAGTTCAGGGGTTGCGGTTCGTAATGCTTGGGAAAATGATAAAAGGGGCAGAATAGCTACATGCGTTATTATTTCGGGTAAGGGTGCAAAAGATACTAAAGACGGTGAAATAATACAGTGTTTTAGTTCTAGGCACTGGGCTTATCATTTGGGAGTTAAACAGGAAGTATTCAAGGCGCACGGACTAGAATATCAAAACCTAGATAAACATTCGATAGGTGTAGAAATTTGTAACTGGGGTTGGCTTAAAAAAGACGAACAAGGAAACTTTAGAACTTATGTTAACACTATTGTATCCCCTGAAGACGTAATAGAATTAGACAAGCCCTTTAAAGGTTACAAATTTTGGCACAATTACACCGACGCACAAATTGAAAGTGTAAAGAATTTATTACTTTACTGGCGAGACATTTACGGAATTAATCTAAAAGCTGACTACGATCAACTATTTAACGTAAACACGAAAGCACTAAGCGGAACAAATGGACTTTATACGCATAACAGCTACCGAAAAGACAAAAGCGACATTTACCCGCACCCGAAATTATTAGAAATGCTTTATTCTTTATAGTATGAATAAATTAAAATCAATTTTAAACGCATTTAGAAGCGTTTTAATGGCACTTTACGGAGTGGTAAGTACATTCATACATTTATTAATAATTTATTGCTTAAAACTTATAGAAATGGCAAAGAAGAAAAAGAAAGACCTAGACATTAATATCGACACAAAAAAAGTTGATATACATTTAACTAGAAAAGACGGTAAAACAGACGTTGTAATAGACACTGAAAAGGTAGACGTAGAACTAACCAAAGATGAAACAGGCTTAAAAGTAGACGTTAAGGCCGAAGGTGACGCAGGTAAGTTAATTCAGATCGTTAGAAACGCAATCAGAACAATAAGAAAAGCTAGAGGTTAACACCTTAAAAAAAATTTTTTTTCGTTTTTTGTATTTTGTGTAACCTTTTCTTTATATTTGCGTGTAAACAATTTAAAAAGCAATTATGAAAAAAGAAGAAAAGTTAGTTTTAGAAAGCTTATTAGCTTTAACCCTAGTAATAAGTTTTGTCTTATTTTGGGTACTGGTATAAAAAAAAGGGGTTGTTACACCCCTTAATTAAGAACAATTCACAAAGCAAAATGCTATGAAAACACGAAATTACGAAAATAAACGGAACTTACAAATTATTTGCCCTAAATGCGAAGGCGACGGGTTTATAATTCAATTTAAAGAATGCGGCTTACCTGCTTGGTCTTGCTGTGGCGGTTGCGCTGAAGAAGTCAGATGTACAACCTGCGAAGGTGTAAAAGAAATAGAACCTTTTGACGAAGTAAGCGAACACGATATAAGAATGATCAAAGCCCTAGAGTACAGGAAAGAAAAGTTTAAGTCTATTATTAAAATGTACTTAATGCCTGAAGACTTAACAGCTGAATATTCAATAGGCAAACTAAAGAATGAAATGAAGCGCAACGATCAATTAACAGAACGTATTAAAGAAGAAATTATTATATATTATGAAAGTAAGAACGGTAATTTATAACGCACACCAAATAAAAGAAAACTGGTGGAAAAGTAAGGCTAAATATTACCATATTGGCGGGAGTTTTAACAATGATCTTTATAGGAGAATATGTCAGATAAAATTAACACTTACAAAGTAACTTACACGGGTAAGATAAGCCCTAAGAGTAAGCCCCAAATTATGTTTAAGCTAGTAAAAGCTATAAGTGTATTAGACGCAGAAAAAAAAGCTGACCTTTACCCACCTTTGATTATTAAAATAGAAAAGGTTTAAATATTATATTTGCGTAAAATTAAGAACATGCGAGACACAATGATTTTCTATAGGTCTTTTTACGAAGCTGTGAAAGACTTACCAATAGACGAACAGGGCAAAATTTACAATGCTATTTTTAACTATGCACTGAACTTTAAAGAAGACAAGTTAACAGGAGTAAGTAAAGCGGTTTGGACTTTAATAAAACCCCAGTTAGACGCTAATATTAAACGATACCAAAACGGAACTAAACCGAAGCAAAGTAAAAGCAAAACTGAAGCAAACACGAAGCAAAAAATAAGCAAAGTCGAAGCTAATAAGAATAATAATGATATTATTATAACTAATAATATTATTTATAGGTCTTTTAATCATTTGTCAATTACTCAGGAACAGTTTAATAAATTAGAATTAGAATACAGCAAAGAACAAATAGACGAAGTTTTAGACGCTATAGAAAATTTTAGCGGTAACAAGAAATATAAAAGCTTATATTTGACTGTTAAAAATTGGATTAAGGACAAGCCAAAGAAAAACGAACTAAAAGACGACTTAGTTTTTAATGTTATGAATAAAATAAAATGATCGAAGCAAAAGGTAAAAGCTTAGAATACCTTTTTAACTACAAAGAAGGTAAAATAAAACAGGGTTTAGGTCTAGGGTGCGAACTAGACGACTACTTAAAGTACAAACCGAAGCAACTTGTAATTATCTTAGGACATGACAACGTCGGTAAAACGGTTTTTATTAGTTTCTACCAGTTAGCGTTAACGCTTCAGCACGGTTTGAAGTGGTGCGTGTGGTCAGGTGAAAACCAAACAGGCCAAATAATGAGAAACTTAATACAAATGTATGCAGGTAGACCGTTTAAAACCCTATCGAAAGACGAAATATTAACTTATTCGAGTTATTTAGAACAATACTTTGACTTTATAGATAACAGCAAACTTTACAAACCTGCGGAACTATTAGACCTATTTGAACAAAGCGAATGTAACGCCTGTTTAATTGATCCCTTTACTGGTTTAGATCGTGGCATGAACTACGAAGACAACTATAAATTTCTAAATTTAGCTAGGCACTTTGTCAATAGAACGGGTAAAACAATTTATATTAATACGCACCCTGTAAGCGAAAGCGGAAGGCAGGGTAATATTTACCCCGATAAGCACGACTGGGCGGGACACCTGAAGCCACCAATGAAAGACCACATAGAAGGCGGCAAGGCATTCTTAAACCGTTGTGACGACATGTTAGTAATACACAGGCTAGTAAAACACGAAACAATGAGACTTTACACAATGCTATCAATAGAGAAAGTAAAAGACACTGACACAGGCGGTAAGCAAACCCCTTTAAATTGTCCTGTATTGTGTGAGTGGAACAATGGCCTAGGGTTTAAAGTTGGCGGTACTGACGTATTAAAAGAATATAGAGCAACAAACAAAAATAAAGAGTTATGGTAAACAGAACAATTATACTAGCAACCTTAGAAGCTACATACTGGAAAGTAAAACTAAGTTTAGACGAGATCAAAGAAAACAGACCTGACCGAAAGGACTTAATTAATTCAATGGAAAACACGCTAACAGATTTATTTGAAATAAGAAACTTCGTACATAAAGACGAAGAATTTATAAACAATTTAAGCAGGTCTTTAAGTGAAACTAAACTAGAAAACTTAAAGCTAAAATCTAAGTGTTACGAACTAGAAAGTAAATTAAACAACCTTGTTAATTCAGTAGAACTATGAAAAGAATTAACGTAGGTTCTGATTTTTCAGGAGTAGGTGCTTTTGATTATGCTATCGGAAGAGTGGCTCAAGCAAAAGGATTCAATGTCAATACAATCTATGCCTGTGACTGGGATAAATATGCAAGGATTAGCTATATTGAGAATCATGGAGAGCCTCCATATTATCCAAAGGATGTATATGAAAGGGAAATACCTAAAGATAGTTTAGACATCTACATGACAAGCCCCCCGTGTCAAGCGTTTAGTTTAGCAGGTAAACGATTAGGAAAAGAAGACAAAAGAGGTATTTTGTTTTTTAACTCTCATGAGTTCATCCAAAAGAACAAACCACGCTTTTTTATTTTTGAAAACGTCAAAGGTTTACTTTCTGACGATAACGGAAAAACATTCAGCGAATGGATTAACATGTTAGGGGGTAAGTCAGTTAATGGATTGCCCGTTTTATTCCCTTATGAGGACTCTGTTCCTTATCACGTTTATTGGAAGGTCTTAAACACGAAAGAACACGGAGTGCCACAAAATAGGGAACGTGTTTTCATTATAGGAATTCGTGACGATGAAGATAACAGCTTCAGGTTTCCAGTTGAAGAACCATTAACAAAGCGACTGAAAGACGTTCTTGAAAGTGAAGTAGATGAGAAGTATTTTTTAAGTGAAAGTACCATTGAAAAACTTATCGAATACGATACAAAACAAAAAGAAAACGGTAATGGTTTTGGGGCTAAATTTCACGATACGAACGGAACAATGTCGGCTTTAAAAGTTGGTGGTGGTGGTTCTGATGATTTAATAAAAATAAAATCAAACACAGCTTGTAATCAAGGGGTAATGGTTGGTGATTATAGAACAGATGAAGGTTTCAGATGGAGACAAGATGGCAATTCACCAGCTATTATGGCAATGATGCGAGATACTTGGAAAGAAAATTTTACTGGTCAAAATCCACCTATTATTCACAAAGATTACAAAATCCGAAGACTCACTCCTCGTGAATGTTTCAGATTACAAGACTTCCCCGATACATTTAAATTCGTTGTGTCAGATAGTCAGCTTTATAAACAAGCGGGAAATTCTATAACCGTTAGAGTGCTTGAAAAAATACTTCTAAATTTAGAACTATGAAAAGACGAGTAAGTAAAATAAAAAACACTTATCAAGACAGACGCTTAAAACGATCTAAAGACTGGTTAAAGTATTGGTGTCAACTTCCAAGCTTTGAACGATTAAACCCTGAAGAATGAAGTTAAAGAAGTGTAAATATTGTCGGACTGAATTTATGCCTTATACTAGTTTAGATAAGTTTTGTAAGTCTTCTGAGTGTGTTCGTCTTTTCGTACAGGAAACAAAAGCTAAAGAGTGGAAAAAACGAAAAAGAATAATAGCCGAAAAAATAAAACCTGTAAGCCAAATGTTAAAAGAAACACAGGTAACATTTAACGCTTATATAAGGGCAAGAGATTTTAAAAAAAAGTGTATAAGCTGTGAAACGATCTTAACAGGAAAATTTGACGCAGGTCACTTTTACAGTACTAAACATAAAGCGGTAACATTTGACGAAAGGAATGTAAACGGTCAGTGTGTAACTTGTAACCAGTTCTTACACGGCAACCTTTTAGAATACCGTGCAAGTTTGGAAAAACGAATAGGAAAAGAAAACTTAGAAGACCTACAAAAGAAGTCTTTAGAAATTAAGAAATACACCAAAGAAGAATTAACTGAAATAAAAGACTACTACAAAAAAAAATTAAAAATAATGCTAGGTAATTAAAAAAGTATTATATTTGCGTATAGAACAATAAATAAAGTATTATGAATTATTTGAAAGTAAACGACCTAGTACAATGGTCAGGCGACTTCGGAAAAGAAGCACCACAAACAGCAAAAGTTATAAGAATAGAGGTTAACTGTTTTGACGCTTACGGAACGTCAGTAAATAAAGTTGACTGGGAAAAAGTAGACAGCCGTGAAGTTGTCGTAGACTTAGATAACGGTCAGTGGGCTTATGGTTATCAAATTTCTCAACTATGAAAGCACTGAGTAAGATCGAAGTTAAGCACAAGTTAGACACTTACGAACAAGTGTTACAAGCTGACATAATAGAAAGGCACAGGGGTTATTTAGACGCTAAAAAAGTTTTAGGCGAAGACGATATAATAACTATTCGCAGGGGTGCTGAAACAATGGCTTTAATTAAGTTAGCCGAAAAGTTAGGAATAATCTATAATTTAATAAAACAATGAGAGCAAAACACAAAGAAGAAAAAGTACAAAATGACGAAGCTTTAGAGTTTGACAATTTTGTAAGAGGTAATTACACTGAGGATATGATTCCAAAGCCTGTAAACATTTATAGTCAAATAGCAGACTTTCAGAACGAAGTACCTATATTGATTAAAGATACAAAAGGCTACGGCTATAATTACGCAGACCTTACGCAAATTAACAAGGTAATAACACCTTTACTTTACAAGCACGGTTTAGGTGTAATACAACCTTTAACAAGTGAGGGCGTTAACACTATTATTTTTAGTACAATTACAGGCGAAAAAATAGAAACTTACTGTAAAATTCCGCAGGGTGTTGATCTTAAAGGTATGAACACCTACCAGTCTTACGGTAGTGCTATTTCTTACTTTAGACGTTATGCACTTGTAAGCTTCTTTAATTTAATTGCAGACCAAGACACAGACGCTTCAGGCGAACAAGTAAAACACGAAGCAAAAGCGAAGCGAACAATAAGCGACAACGATTTAGAACAAGCGTTACAAATGGTAAGCGAAGGTAGTTACACAATAGACAAGCTTCAAAAGAATTACGCTTTGACAAATAGCCAAAATAAAACAGTAGAAAACTTTTTAGGTAAATGAAGACAGCAGTAGAGTGGTTAGTTGAGCAACTTGAAAACCATAACGGAATAACAAGAGAAGCATTTGAAAATGTTATCCAACAAGCCAAAGCAATGGAGAAGGAGCAGATAATTCAAGCAATAACAAAAACTATTATTGGTTCTAATGTTATTTACGACAATGAATATCCTGAAGTAATATATACAGCCGAACAATACTACAACGAAACCTTTAAATCAGAATAAGATGAAAGCAAACGAATTAAAAATAAGGTGTTCAGCACTTGGAAAAATTATGACTAACCCCCGAAGTGGGGGCGGTCTTTCTGAAACCTGCAAAACGTATATAGAAGACCTGTTTAAAGAAAACGAACTAGGAATAAAAAAAGAGTTTTGGTCTCGATACACCGACAAGGGAACGCGTGAAGAAAAGACAAGTATTAAACTAGCTAACGAAGTTTTAAACTGGGGCTTAACTGACGAAGTAATAGAGAAAAACGAACAAGAAAGCTTTAGTAACGAATGGCTAACAGGACATACCGACATTTGCACCGATCAACTTTTAGGCGAAATAAAAACGAGTTGGAACGGAAATACTTTTCCTTTCTTTAAAGATAGCTTACCTAACAAAGATTATTACTATCAAGTTCAGGGTTATATGTTACTTACAGGACACGAAAAAGCTGAAATAGTATATTGTCTAGTAAACACCCCTTTCGATATGTTACAAGACGAAATAAGAAAGGAACACTACAGACAGAACAGCTACTGGAATGGTGACGAAGACGAAGAGATAATAGACTTTGTAACTAGAAACCATACTTTCGACCATATACCGAAAGAAAGACGAGTAAAAAGGTATATAGTTGAACGTGACGAAGAAGTAATAGAGAAAATAAAACAACGTGTTCAGGAATGCAGAAAAGAATACGAAAGACTTTTGAATTATAAATAAATATAATAACTTAGCAAAATGGAAAACAGAGTAAACAGCGGGGCTATCTTTAAGAATAACTTTAAGGAAAAGGAAACACAGCCCGATTATAAAGGAACAATAAACGTAGAAGGCAAGAACTTAGAGATAAGCCTATGGATTAAAGACGGGCAAAAGGGTAAATTCTTTAGTGCTTCAGTAAAAGAACCTTACAACAAAGAAGAAAAGAAACCTATACAGGTTAACAATTTAGACGACTTACCTTTTTAACATGATTAACGACGCAGAATTAAGAAGACAACTTAGTTTACTTTTGGTTACGAAAACACGAAACCAAATAGTACAAGAAATAAAGGAAGGACAAAAGACAACCTTTCATCAGTACAACATAGACAAGTTCTTAAACGAAAAAGACGTAGCGTTAAGCACAATTAAGAAAATAGAAAAGTACATACTAAACAACCGATAAACGGAACAAAACAACGCCCCCTAATATTAGGGGGTTTTTTAATGAGTAAAGACCTAGAAATATTAACTAAATTTCATAAAGACTGGATTAACATAGTAAAGTCGTTTGGTGAAATAAACTATTCTGAAGACATAGTACAAGAAATGTATTTACAGGTACACAGGTATAACGTCGAAGGTAAAATAATCGTTAACGGTGAAATAAACAGGGCTTACATTTGGATCATTTTAAAAAATAGCTTTTTAGCTGTACAGCGCGAAAAAACAAAAGCGTTTAAAGTACCTATAGAAGAAGTGTGTTATTTAGAGTATGAAGAAGAAAGCTTAGATAAACACGAAGCCAAAGAGTTAATAGATGAAAAGATAAAAGAAGAAATAAACAACTGGCACTTTTACGACAAAGAACTATTTAACATTTACTTACATTCAGGTAAAAGTATGCGTGAAATTAGCAGGGGTTCAAAAATTAGTTTAAGTAGTATCTTTAACACTATTAAAAACTGTAGGCAAAGAATTTTAGAAAACGTAGGCGAGGACTACGAAGACTATAAAAATGAAGAATATAATTTAATTAAAAAGGAATGGCAAAGAGAAAAAGACGAACTAAAGCAGAAATAGAAGCTTCAAAAGTTCAAGAATTAGAACAAGTAATAGAACTAGACGAAAGTACAGAAAAAGAAAGTTTAGGTTTAGGCGACACTATCGAGAAAATAACGAAAGCAACAGGCATAGATAAGCTAGTTAAATTCGTAGCGGGTGAAGACTGCGGCTGTGATGAAAGACGAATAAAACTAAATAAGATAATTAGGTTTAAAAAGATCAACTGTTTAACAGAAGCTGAATACAACTACCTAGACGAATACTTTAAGGAAAAGACGAACAAAATAAGTTTAAGCCAACTAAAAGAACTTACCAAAATATATAATAGAGTATTAAACGCAAGAAACGAACCTACGAGCTGTAGTTCATGCGCTAGAAGTAGAATAAACACTTTAGAACAAATCTATAAAGAATACAATTAATGTACTTTGAAACTGAAGCGGACTTAAAGAGGGAACGTGAAATAATTAATAAAATTGATCCTGAAGCGATAAAGCTAGGAAAAAACGAACTAGACTTTTTAATAAAGGACAAAGCGTACATAGAAATAAAAACAGCACGTTGTAAACACGATAGTAAAGAGTATTATCTAATAAGCCTACAAAAGCTTTTAAAAATGCAATACGCAAACAAAACGCTACCTACTTACTTATTTATACAGTTTACTGATAAGTTAATGTATATTGCTTTTAAAGATATTACAGGCTTTGTAAGGTTAAACGGAAGGACACCTAGACAGGGTTCAGTAAACGATTTAGAATTAATGTTACACGTACAACCAAACCTATTTAAAGAATACACTAAACGGTAAAAATGAAAGTAGTAAATATAAACGAGGTCAAACCAAACCCAAAGAACCCACGTATAATAAAAGACGAGAAATTTAAGAAACTTGTAAAGAGTATTCAAGAATTTCCTGATATGCTAAATAAACGCCCTCTAATCGTTTTTACTGACGTAGATAATAAATACGTTGTACTTGGTGGTAATATGCGCTTAAAAGCCTTAAAAGAGTTAAAATTTAAAGAAGTACCAGTTATTATAGCAGACGAATGGACTGAGGAACAAAAAGCTGAATTTTTAATTAAAGATAACGTAGGTTTTGGAGAATGGGATTGGGATAGTTTAGCGAATGAATGGGATATTGAAAAGTTAGATAATTGGGGATTAGATTTGCCTATATTTAAAGACGATCAAACTGAATTAAAAGATTTGTCAAGTACAATAGATAATTTATATAGAATTGAAATTGTATGTAAAGACGAAGAACACCAAGAAAACACTTATAATAAATTAATTGAACAAGGATACGAATGCCGACTTTTGACATTATAAAAGAAGTAAAGCCAACTAAAACATTTAGAGTAGCTTCAGTAATTGGTAAATTTGATTTACAATCTGAAAATGTAGTTGAACATTTTAAAGGAGATATTGATATTCCTGATAATTGGCAAATAGGTTTAATTGTAGGAAAAAGCGGAACAGGAAAAACTACAATAGCAAAACAATTATTTCAAGACGCTTATATTACTTCTTATGAATATAATTCAGAAGCTGTATTAGACGATATGCCAAAAGAATGTAGTGTAGAACAAATTACATCTGCATTTAATTCAGTAGGCTTTTCAAGTCCACCAAGTTGGTTAAAACCATATTCAGTATTAAGTAATGGACAAAAGATGCGAGTTGATTTAGCACGTGCAATATTAGAAAAAAACGAATTATTTGTATTTGATGAATTTACAAGCGTAGTAGATAGAAACGTTGCTCAAATAGGTTCCTTTGCTATGCAGAAAGCAATTAGAAAGACGAATAAAAAATTTATAGCAGTTACTTGCCATTTTGATGTTCAAGATTGGTTATTACCTGACTGGGTATTTAATACCGATACTATGACCTTTCAAAGTTTTGAAGGGCAAAAAAAAAATAGACCAGAAATCAAATTTGAAATATTCAATTACGGAGATAAAAGCATTTGGAAAATGTTTGCTAAGCACCACTATTTAAGTCATTCTCATAATAATGCTGCAAATGTATTTATAGCTACGGTTAATGATGAGATTGCTGGGTTTATTAGCGTAATAGCACAACCTAGTAGAATGATAGGACAAAAGCGAGTTCATAGATTAGTTATTTTACCTGATTATCAAGGAGCAGGAATAGGAATTAAATTATTAAATGAAGTAGGGAAAATATATAAATTAGATAAATGGCGTTATACTATTAACACAACCGCTCCAAGTTTAATTTATGCTTTGAAGAAATCAAATAAATGGAATTGCCATCATTTTGGAAGAGTTCAAGCAGGTAAAAATAAATATGGAAAAGCAGGAACGGCACATAGAATAACCGCGAGTTTTGAATTAAAATAAACACCGAAAAAACACCGATTATGGGCAAAAAAGATAATTTAAGACCAGCATGGAATAAAGGCGAAAGCGGAAACCCTAACGGAAGACCTAAAGGGGCTAAGAATAGAAGCACTATAGCCCGTAAGTGGTTAGAGGTTAACCAAGATTTAAAAAACCCTTTAACTGGAGATACTGAAAAGATGAGCCAAGAGGACCTAATGACGTTAGCCCTAATAAAGAAAGCTAGAGAAGGGGACGTAAACGCTTATAAAGCTTTAATGGATTCGGGCTATGGCGCACCTGTACAGCAAATAGATCAAAACGTAACTGAAACAAAGCTGCCCGACTGGTTGGATGAGTAAAGCAAACCCGAATTTTACTTATTTAAAAAAGAACGTGCCTAGTAATAGAATGACCTTATTACAAGGTGGTACACGTTCCGGCAAGACCTACTCAGTTATTTACTATTTGATATGGTTATGTAAGGAGTATCAAAATGCAGGACTAGAAATAGACATAGTTCGTGACACTTACGCAGCGTTAAAAAGTACAGCTTGGAAAGACCTTAAAGACGTTCTACTAAAACACGAGTTATACAACCCTACGTTACATAGCAAGACCGACCATATATACAACCTTTACGGAAACTATATAAACTACTATGGAGCAGACACGCCTGAAAAGATACATGGTAGAAGTAGGGACATTCTATGGATAAACGAAGCAAATCAGTTTCCTGAAGAAACCATAGACCAGTTATTACCTAGAACGAGACATAAGATAATAGCAGACTATAACCCCGCCTTACCTGTAGAACACTGGCTAGACAATTACATAGACAAGTACCCGCCTTTTATTTCTACCTATAGAGATAACCCGCATTTAACCAAAGCACAAATAGAAGACATTGAAAGCAAAATAAATAATAGCTACTGGTGGAAGGTTTACGGAACAGGCGAAAGGGCGCAACCTACAGGCGCAATATTTAATAACTGGGAGTTAGGAGAATTTAAAGAACTAGAGTTAAGCGGCTTCGGTCAAGACTACGGCTTTAGTAATGATCCTAGTACACTTATACACGTTTCTATTGATACACGAAACAAAGTATTATACTTGAAAGAATGCTTTTACGAAAAGGGTTTAAACACAGGCGAACTATACGGCCTTAACTTAGACCATGCAGGGCGCAAAGGTTTAATAGTAGGTGACAGCGCAGAACCTAGACTAATAAGCGAACTTAAACAAAGGGGTTTAAATATAGTCGAAGCCGAAAAGGGTACAGGTAGCGTTACGGCAGGAATAAGCTTACTTAGTGAATACAGAATAATAATTGATCCTGAGAGTAAGAACATGATAAAAGAATTTAATAATTATTCGTGGATTGAAAAGACTAATAAAAGCGTACCGAAAGACGAATATAACCACTGTATAGACGCTGTAAGGTATTTTGTTTATAAGGTAGCTAGTAACCCTAATCGTGGAAGGTACAATATCAGATAATCAACTTAATATAATATGGAAGTAGAAATAACTATACCAAGCGAAACTAAAGACATAACGCTAGAACAATACCAGTTGTTAATGAAGACCTATAACAAAGGTGACAGCGAAGACCTAGCAGCTCGTAAAATGATAAGTATTTTTTGTAAGATACCTATGTCTCAGGTTATGTATATTAGTTATTCTAGTGTAAGCGACCTGTTACAAAAGTTTCAGTTTATGTTTAAAGCTAAGAATGAGTTACAGACTACTTTTACTTTAGGTGGTGTTGAGTTTGGCTTCATTCCTAATTTGGAAAAAATGTCTTTCGGTGAATACATAGACCTAGAAAATTATATTTCAGACTGGCAGACCATGAACAACGCTATGGCTGTAATGTATAGACCTATAACAGAAAAGAATAAAAAAGGAGAATACTTAATTGAACCTTACGAAAGTTCAATAACATACGCTGAAGTAATGAAGGCCGCACCCTTACACGTTGTACTAGGCGCACAGGTTTTTTTTTGGAGTTTAGGCGTAGACTTATTGAACGGTTTAATGATCTATTTGGAGAAGGAACTGAAGACGATACCACAGGAAGTCTTAGCGGACAAGCTCAATTTAACAAGCGGTGGGGGTGGTATCAGTCAATATATGCAATCGCTAAAGGAGAACTTAAACAGTTTAACGAAGTTACCCGACTATCACTTACTCAGTGTTTAACTTATCTAACATTTGAGAAAGAACGAATTATATTAGAAAATAACGAAATTAAAAGAAGGCTTAGAAAATGACAACTTACTTTTATCTAATAGACAAACTAAAAGACGCAATACTAAACGAACCTTTTACGACAACTTGCACCACTGGAAGCCTTGACGATATAGACAACTATAAACAGACTTTATTTCCTTTGGCTCATATTATAGTTAACAGCTTTCAGGCAAACGGTAACGTAATAACGGCCAACGTTAGCATTTTGTTTATGGATATTGTCGACATATCGAAAGACGAAGTAAC